TCAACCTCTAAACCACTTTATGTTACCTATATAGTAAAACAGATACCTCCGTATGTCAATTAAATTGCTCTCTTTTTCTAACTTCCTTAGCTTTCTATTGCCCATTTTGTGAAAATGGATAACCTTAGAATTGCCATGTTTTACAAAAATGCATTCCATATCTCGCTCGTCTTTTATAGGTAATTTTTTTAATAATATTAACGAATTTTCATGCCTCTTTAAGTTATCTGCGTAGTAATCGAGAGATTTCGAGGTATCTGCAATAAACGAGAACTCATCCTTAGACATCTCGTGACCGTGCATATTTAAAACCCTATTTAGAGACCTTCCATCAATATATACATTTGAACCGTCAAGCAAGGGATTACTGTTTACCTTAAGCAGCTTACCTAGATAAAATCTATCTAAATCATTAAATTTAATAACACCTTTATAATAAAAATCGGATATAACGTCTCTAAAATCACCGATGCTCTTATCTTTAATCAGTTTTATATACTCAAAATCCCTCTTATAGCCCTTAACATAAAGCCTATTAAGGTTCTGCTTTAGTCCAGCTTTGTCGCAAAACCTTGCATACTACTGTACTTTTACTGTAATGGCAGCAGTCATATTCTGTCCGCCTAGATGCTGCCTTTTAAACTCCCTAAGTTCCCTTTCGAGCCTGCACTGGTGTTAAAATCTGCTTCATCAAGTAGTGCTCTTACCACTTTGCTGTTCTTTGCACCTGCAGTTCTCAGTGCTCCGTCAAGAGCATATCCAAATTGCAGCCTTTCGATTTCGGCTTTGCTATTTGACTCTGCCTCGGTAGCTGCATCCTTGTACTTTTGCACTTCGCCTTTAAGTCCATCGATGTTGACATCCTTAAACTTCTCAAGTGTCTCGTTCGCAGTTTTAAGCAGCGATTTAAGGTTAGTCTCTGAGGTTTTATACCTTTCGATGTCATTACCATTTTCGGTCATTATAGTATCAACAGCCTCCTTGACCTTATCCTCGGCTACTCCTAGTCCCTTAAGGAGATTTTCAATAACTTCTCTTTTCATGATGTTTTTCCTTTCTCGGTACGCTTTTATACGAGGTTGCTTCTCCTCCGTGTACATGATTACGCTCTGTACTAAGCTAATTTTTTGTATAACAAAAGACAGCTATATAGCTGCCTTAAGTATCGTTATTTGTTTACTAAAAAACACACCCTGCCTGAGTGGTTTTATATCATTGGGATAAATTCGCCTATGGTTTTAAGATACTCCATTACCTTTTTCATCATCCCGTTTTCTTTCAGATACTCAATGCCCACAGGCGTGATGTCTATATCCTCTAAGTCCATGATTTGAATTCCGTTAATATACTCCTTTACTCTAAAGCCTTTTACGTATCCGGCTTCAAGCATTTCGGACAAGATTGTATCTCTATATCCTTGCGGTATTTTTAGGTAATCTGCACTGATTTTAATTAAATTGACCGGTTCAGCCTTCTTCTTTGCCACATACAGGTCCTTTAAGATTTCAAATACTATTCTGAAATAATCATCCTTTGGCATGGATTACTCCTTTCTAATTCATATAGTAAATATTGTCATATATTTCCTGGAGTTTTTTACCTTCATCATTGTAAAATTCTAACTTATCATCAAAACCCACTTCAATTATTTTTTCATTTAGTGCGTCTAGAATATTCGCGTCGCTATTCAAAAAGTCAACATCAAAATATTTTTGTAGATACTTAAAATCTTCTGCTTTATATTTCCAAACACTTTCCATACATTTGTCTCCTATCTTTTAACGAGTTTTCTTGGGTTGCATTGAATCAATGTTTTTGTATCCGGATTAATTGCTATATTGCATTTATCATTTTTCAAAAGAATGCTACGCTCTCCCGCTTTGTTTACTTGTTCTTTTCCTACTCTTCCCACTTTCAAACAATCAAGTAAATCTTCTATAGAAACGCCGGGTCTATTGTATTTCCGGTTTAGTGCCGAATACCCAATCACTCTTCCAACAAAATGAGATGTATATCCTTCTATCTGCAACCCCAACGGAGTTTGCACCCCCACCAAATTATTTTGCACTGCTCTACTATATGCATCATACACTTTATAACTTAGTAATGGGCTTATTTCTCCTTTACTTACTAAAAATCTATAATTTATTAAATTCTTGTAGGCAGGAGAATTATTATATTTTGCATCATAGTATTTGTCAAGCACTTTTAATTCGCTGCTTTCCGCGCCGATTGACTTTAACCAATCTGTATGGTGCTTAATAGCTACAGTTCTTGCTCTTTGTGCGGCGCTTCTATCAAATCCTACAATCTTACCGGACGCATCTTTTACGGCATGAACTTGAGTTCTAGTCGTATCGACGCGCCTATCTGTGGCCTTGCAGAAATGTTTCAGCTCCGCTTCCTTACGCTTTAAATTAACCGCAGTGCTCTCCATCTCGTATTTTATGCTCTGCCTTAAGGTATCATCTTTCGCTTCATTATAAGCAGAATTTAGGCCGGCCAAGTATCTCTTTTCTGCTCGAATTTCACGTTCATAAGCTCTCTGCTTCTGTCCTGCTTCATAATTGGTGTATGTATCTCCGCCATATTCGTAAGTTTTGCTGTCCAAGCTGTCTAAATATTCCTTTGAGTAAGTTCTCTCAGTCCCCTCGTAATAAGCGTAAAAACTGTGTCTGCAGTTCCACCCACAAAGTCCTTCGCCCGTACCGTAGCCTGTTATATCATAAAAAGAGCCATATCCCTTACTTTTCCCACTAAGGCTGTATACCCCACCTTGCCAATCCGCGTGTGACGGTCTCGCTCCAGAATGGGCAGTAACTTCTACTAAATCCGTACCTATTTCATCACAGTATAGCATGTTGAGTTCGGCAGAAGATTGATTTACTCCGGTGAGCACTGCCCTGCGTACTGCAACATCAAGCTTGTCGATGTGCCCTGTAGGGTATTGTACAGTGAGTCCTGACTTTGCAACCTGTTTGATTGCATTTTTAATAGCAAAATCATAAGTAAAAGCACCCGAGCTTACCTGCATATTAGCAAGATTAACGGCGTTAATAAAAGCGTTTTGTCCTTGACTAGCAGTGGTCCTTGTAAGATTCCTAACCACGCCTTTAGTCTTTCTTATATGAGATGATAACAAGTTACCCATCGCAACATTTGACGCATGATCTAGAGGTGTCTTTCCTGCTATTGCAGCTCTGAGATTCTCGCTTTCCATATTCTCAAAATTAGCGTCTTCGAAGACTCTAGTAATTTCGGCTTCCGTCAAGCCCGATACCTTAGATATGCTATTAACAATATCTTTATACAATATATTCTGTTGCGTTAGTTTCTCCGCCTCAAACTGTGCACTTTCGGTCAACGCTCCCATCTTAACGATTCGTCTCGCAATATCTGCAACAAGCTGTTCGTTAATCAAGTCCATCATCCCCAGAAGATAGGATGTGCACTGCGCCAAATACTCAGGGCTAAGCATTACTCTTTTCGTCTGTTTTGTAAGTATGAAAAAAGACACCTCTTTCGAAGTGTCTTTAGGTTATTAAGATATTAACAAACTATCTTAGTTATAGGAATTGTTCCCTGTTGAGTAGCTGCAATTTTTACCATAATTGCATAATCTTTGATCATTGATACTCAATCCCTGGAATCCCCTCTTTTCGGTTATCGACAATGCTCCTATCAATGGAACTCGATTCGATTGAATTTTAGTTCCAGATATTTTTTTTATCGCATCAACCATATTTCTCTTTTTCATTACAATGTCCTCCTAGTGAAAATAATCCCATTTGTCTGTTGCAGTCTCATAAAATCTTCACACATGTTATGACATTCAAGAATCAGATTTTGTTCATCAGGGCTCTGACCAAAATCTTCAATTTGAAGTTTCAGTTCTGATAAAACCTCAATACTCAACGGACGACCGTGAGATTTCCATCGAGAATAATCTGATAGCGCATTAGCAATTTCTTTCGCACGCTCTCTTTTTTCATCCTCTGATACACCCGTTCCATTACTAGAATGAGTCTCCCAATTCTTAAACTTAAACTGAACTAACCATTTAACCAGTAAATCTTCTGTTAAATCTCGCGCCTGTTCGTAAAGGCTAATTTCCGCCAAGTCAAAATCCTTTAAAATAAGAAATTCAGCTTCGCTTATAGTTCCAGCTTGCGCTTTTACTAGCAGATCCTCTATTTTGCCAAGATATCCAAGTGCAGGGACAAAACGCCCCTCTTTATTCTGAACTTGTGGGTCTATTGGACCTAGTACAGAATTGTAATCCATATGGATATTGTCGCCACTCATACATAATATTGTTCCAGCACTATAAGCATGGTCCGGGATAATAAAATCAACCTCGGAATAATTATATCTAAAAATATTAACAAGCCTCTCAACTGTAATTGCATCTCCACCATTGGTTGTAAGAATTACACAAAGCTTTTCATGATGGCTATCTGCTTTCCTTGTTAAATCTATTACCTCTCTAGCATGATTGAGCAAATTTGGTTCTATGGGACCATTTAAATATAAACAATCAGCGTCGTAAAGATTCTCTAGTTCCTCTAACAAATCTTTTATCATCTGACTTGTTTTTAAAATTATTGGGTTAATCATTCCTCACGTCTCCTTGTTTAACTCATCCTTTCAAAATGAATTATACCACAAAAATATTTTTTTGCATAAAAATATTTCTCATATCACAAAAAACCGATATAGTCATTTTTACCCAGCAGAACAGGAAAAAGCTGTTAAGGTTTTAGACAAAATCAAGATATAAACGTGTACAGACCGTGTACAGAAAAAATGAACCGTTGAAATTTCAACGGTTCAGCTTGTTTTGGTGGAGATGGCGAGAGTAATTTGATATGTTTTTTAAGATTTACACATATATTCTTATGGCTATTTTTAGCCATTTCGAGCCTTATATATCCATCCTCAAAGTCATCAAAAATATATTTTTCGTATATAATTCGTATTTTTGATTTTGCTACCGCTACTCCTTAGATTGTATTCGCAAAACTGATTTATGGCAACAAAAAAAGAGGGCAAACGCCCTCTTGATTATCCTAGTAGTATTCTGTTTACTTCAGCCTGTACTGCGTTGTAGTCATATCCAGCATTAGTTAGCCTAGCTACTCTGTCGTCACCAACTCCCCAATCGCCACGGATAACCTCGTATGCAATATCGCTAATGCTATACGATGGTGTTGGTGTAGGTGCAGAGGTTGTGCCTAACACTCTCTCGTTGACTGCGTTCTGAACTGCAGTATAGTCATATCCAGCATTAGCAAGTGCTTGCTCTCTTGCCTCGCCATTTCCCCACAAGCCTTGTAGAACTTCCTTAGCTAGCTCATCAATGCTCTTTGATGTTGATGTAGGTGTGGGTCTTTCCTCTGCCACTGTCTGCACATTATCTCCGTTTGAACTCTCAGCTAGTGCCTTGATGTATTCTAGCTTAGCATAATATCTGCCAGGACAAGCAGTAGCGACAATATCCTTGTGTCCTATAATAGGTAGTTTGCCGTATACTTTCCATATCTCAGCGATTAACTCAGCTAGAGTTCTGAGATCACCAGCAGTCATCTCAGGTCTGCACTCAATACCGATTGATACTAGATTGTAGTTCCAATTGCCTGCGTGCCACGCTGTGTCCTCAGGGTCAACTATACAAGCCACTCTGCCGTCTTCTAGTACATAGTGCGCTGATGAGCCACCACCATTTCTGCAAAGCCAATTCACAACGCCCATAAAGGACTGTCCATCTGCTCCCCAATGGTGTACTACGATGTACTGGGGCTTGTTTCCCTGTCGGCCCTCGGTGTAGTTAGGGCTGTTGTACTGTGTAATAAATTCAAATGCCATAATTATTCTCCTTATTTGTTATCTTTGTTGAACTTTGCTGTAGAAATACCTAACAAAGTACCCATGAATACTGTTAGAACTGAGATTGTTCCAACAACCTGCTCGCCGTATGGTAAGCCCCAAATCTGAGATAGGCCGAAATAAGCTGCGCTTGTGGCTGGCAATGCGATTAGTGTTGCCCACTTCAGTATGTTGTAAGTTTCGTTTTTAAGTTTCATAATATTACCTCCTAAAATAAATTAAAAAGGCAGCATTTCGCTGCCGATTGACCAATTATTTTACATTGCAATTATCCTTTAGTGGGAGCTGTTTGACCTCGTCGACCACCTTTTCGGCCGTTCCATTGCCACCAAGTTTCTTGTATGGTAAATACAAGTAATCCACAAGGTTTTCGTACTCATCTCGGGTGATACACCCTCTTTTAATATAGCACTCTCCCAAGCTACAGATTCTGTCGTGTCCGAGTCCTCTCATCATCATCGCATAATCACTCTTACGCTCCATGTATCTCTGCACAATCATGCTTATAAAACTCCAAAGACCCGTACTTGCGAAAACCGCGATTATAATTGCTCTTTCCATACGCACCTCTATTTCCACTTGCCAATCGCGTAGATTTGCAAGTTTAAAATGTCTGCAGATGCGGAGCTCTGACTAGCAGCTACCGTCAACATCGTTGTATTTTGCGTATTGATTGTTTGAGCAGCGAACGAATAACCGTTGCCAATCTGCACTGATGCCGTTACGTTTGGCTTTACGATAAATCGACAAGACGATGGGAATGTAAACGTTTTTCTGTTAAAAATCATGTTGTTCCAGGGTGCTGCAGTCCATCCCGATCTGGAGTCTGAATCAACTGTCTTAATAAGCTCTAATCTCCCCCTCTTCCATTTCACGAACTGCCATCCATCGACTTCGCCTTGCTCTATGACATAATCCTGAGCTCTTCCACCTCCGTTATATAGCTCATTGATTGCATCTGCGAGATTTCTTGCGCTAGTTTTTAGCATATTCGTATTGCCCATGTCGTCTCTAACGCGTTTAATCTGATCTGCATACTTTTCATCTGTGGCTTTAATCTCTTGCTTGAGGTCCTGGGCAAGTGTCCCAGATAGTGCTGAGTTAACTGTACCAAAACTATCACGTAGCTGTAGCCATAGGTTGTCAAATAGTCCGCGATACTCTACAGCTGGAACTACCCAGCCACAAAGATTTGAATCCATCCTTGTATCAGATATGTTGACAGCTTCGATTGATGTTGCACGAGCTGGGATGTAGACATCAGCGATTGCCAGTTCGTAGTAGTTTGATTCTCTGATTAGATCCTGGGCAACAGGATTTGTTGCTGCAACGCCCTCTTTTAAATAGATGTCTATATCTCGTCTATCCTCTGCAGTATCGAACCTCAAAACGATTCTGTCGATACGAGGAAGGCTCGACGCAGGAGACAGTGTGATTTGTCTATTATTACTCTCTTTAAATACAGCACCCTCGATTATTGCGCCTCCTGGTTTTACATTGACGGTCATGCCTCCGTGTGCTGTGACCATAAGCCCATCAATGGGGTTAATAAACACACCGTTTCCCCAACAGAGCTTATTAAAATCTCTCTCATCCTGCGCTGTGATTGCTCTGTCCCATTCATTACCTATTATTCGTTTCGATTCGAACGGAAAACTCTTTGCCATACTATACATCCACCTTTCTGTAAATTTGCCTGTTTTGAGTTCCGAAAACAAGCTCAACTTTTACTGTATTTTTAGAATGAACCTCTCTAACTTCGACGAGCCTAGAAGTAAATTCTTTTTGTATCGAATCAATATTGATTGTACAAATATCACCCAGGTCGTAGTCTTTGAGATAATAAAAACGATGTTGGAGTACATCAACTGAGATGGTCTCTTGTTTGTAATTGTTCAACATCTCAAGCTTTGCAGCATCTCGCATTTTTGACCTTATAAGTGACTCGTTTGAGCTCTTAATCTCAATACCGCTTATGTTGGCATTAAAAACTTTGAGTGGCACACAGTGACCGAGATTGCTTGGCATGTTACCATCAAACTGTACATATTCATGTATTGCTCTGACCTTTTTGCCGTCCTTCCAAAAGCTATGCACCTCGTTTGACGTCTTAAAGTCATCAGGAATTTCCTGACTCACTAAAAATCCACTGTATATACCGCTTTCATCGTATGCGTATTCGCATTTCGAGATATTGCCCCAAGCTTCGCCAAAGAATACGTCATCACGCAAATCCTTGCCCTTTTGAACGTGCAACTCAATGCCTAGAAGCGGTTTGCCTGGTTCTTCCTTTGCCGAGAAAATCGGTCTGCAAATGAGTGTGTACCCTGCAGACTTTAAAGCTTTTCGCATAGCAGAGCCTGTACTTTCACCAAGTTCTGCACTTATAGACAGCTCGCTTGGTACGTCACTATCTGTGCTTAGCTTTGCACCGCTTACCGTTCCCCCTCCAGGCTGAGCGTACTTGTCACTCACAGTTTCAAGTAACCATTGTTTTAATTGCGTTTCAACTTCTGCCTTACTCTTAAATGTCATTGTCGAAATCGGTATCGTATAAGCGCTCCAATCAAGCACTTTGTCGATAAAAAAGCCTGACAAAGTGACAAATTCGCCGTTATTTTTCTCCTCATACACAACCTTTTGAACCATCGCAGTTTCAGGGCGCCCAATACATTGGATGTACTTGACATCTGAGTCATAGTCCTTAGCTGCCATGTATAGCACAAATGATCCGCACTCAAAATACTTACGGCTCCACTGTAGTTCGATGAAGTCAATCATCTTGACCTCTTCGCCGAATTTGTTTAGACACTTGATCATTTACACACCTCCGTATCTTCCAATGAAGCTTACTTCTGCAGTAAATGCTGTATTGCCATCTTTGGATATTTTTATTTGATTGTCACCATATCCAAGCACCATCTGCATGAGGTCTCTAGCGTCAAAATCGCTGTATGGCACGTCTTTACCATTCTTTTTGACCGATCGCTTGTCGCAATCAATAACGAGGACATCAGACGCATTTAAGACCGTTTTCACGCTAGTCTTAAGGTCGCCCATCTCAATGTCGATACCAGGTACATAGCCTGTTGACTTTATTGTAATTACGATTGGAGCCGGCTCACTACCGAGATAATTAACGACCTTCGTATCAGTCTTTGTTATCTCACCAAAAACAAGCTTGCCACCTCCTGGAGCATAATATCGCGTCCAGTGCCACATAGGATTTACTGCACTAAAAGCAGTCGTATCCTTGCTGTCGCCAAATAGATCAGCATGAGGTGACTGAAATAAGAGCTCAAGTGTCGGCTTACGATATACGTTTCTTGACGGATAACTTGCCGCCTTGAGAACACAGTCTTTAGCTATCTTTGTGACTCCAGCATATGTGATATACAAATCATAAGTATGGTTCGCATTATGAAATCCGATTACTTCAGCTCTTAAGCTATCATTAGATCCGTTAATTCTTGCCGACAAAGTAATCTGTCGGCCATGCTTTCTAATACCTGTTACGATATC